AAAGCCGGATGATGATTTCCTTATAACCGGGCTTGCCACATACATATCACAGAACCCACACGGGACAAAAAGATGGTGCCCGTCAAAGAACCTTAAAAAGCCGGACAAGCCGACAAGAAGCTATTCAAAGTTTAAAAAGGGCAATGTGGAGCGGATGGCAAGGGACCATGAAGAACTGAAAAGCCAGATGGAAAAAGCATACCCTGGATTTGAATTTCTGGATGCAGAGGTTAAGTACAACGGAATCAATGCGGCGTTCTACATATACGCCCGTATGGTGAAGATTAAGCGAAAGGAGCCTAACAAGAAATGAAGATTGTTTCAGTAATCAATTTAAAAGGTGGGTGTGCCAAGACCACCACAGCCGTTTCCATGGCGGAACTGTTGGCAGAGGGGGACAAGAAAAGAAAGCGGCCTGGTAGCAGGGTATTGTTGTTTGACAATGACAAGCAGGGGAACGCTTCCCGTATGTTTGAGGTATACAACCGGGACCAGGAGGCGGAAGCGTGCCGGATTATGCGGACCGGCCACATGGGGGAAAACAGTATTCGGAGGGTTTCCGGGATTGCGGAGGATGAAAAACTTGATGTAATACCTTGCAACTATTTCATGGAGTTGGCGGAACTTGCCGTAAAGGCAGACCAGGACCATGCACAGCATGACCGTTATAAAACCGCCCTGGGGGAAGTTGCCGGGGAATATGACTATTGCATCATAGACAATCCGCCGGACCTGGTAATGAACGTCATAAACGCCATGGTGGCAACCCATGAAATCATCATTCCCGTGTGCCTGGATGCCTATTCGTTGGACGGTCTGGAAGAACTGGTGGAGCAGATAAACCAGGTTAAGGCGTTGAACCGAAAGGCCAGGATTGCCGGGGTGCTTATCACGGACTATGAGAAGTCGGACACAAGCGAAGCGGCGGAAAGTTGGTTGAGGGCAAAGAGCGGATGCCCTGTTTTCTCACAGAAAATCAGACATTCCACAAAGGCCAAGGATGCCACGTTCTACCACCAGACACCGACACGCTACAGTGTACGCAGCGGAGCCGCCCAGGATTATAAAGCCTTTGTGGCGGAGTATGTGCAGAAATTTGGGAACCTGGCAGCAGGGGAAAGGGGTTAAGGGATGGGATTTAATATTCTGGATGTCGTGAACGCCGCAACCAGGGCGGAAGCAGGGGAAAACAAGGATTACCGGGAAATCAACCTGGACTACCGGGACATTGTTGTGACGGAGCATAATAAATACAGCATGGACGAATTGCAGGAAATAGCCACGGGAATTGAAATGGACGGGTTGCAGCAGCCCCTTGTATTGGGGCGTGTAAATGGGGAATACTGGCTTGTTTCCGGCCACCGCCGCCTGGGAGGTATAAAAATCCTTGTGGCAGAGGGGAAAGAAGAGTTTGAAACCGTCCCTTGCCGCTACAAGGATATGACGGAAATAGAATTTCGGATTGCGCTTTTAATCGGCAACACGTTCAACCGCAAAATGTCGGATTATGACCTTATGACCCAGGCAGCGGACTGGAAAGAGGTATTGACCCAGGCACGGAAAGAAGGCTTGCTTGTCCTGGAAGCAGGGGAGAGGGTCCGGGATTATGTGGCGGCGGTGATGGGGGAGAGCGTGCCAAAGATAAGGACCCTTAACACCATAGACCAGAACGCCACGCCGGAAGTGAAAGAACAGTTCCAGAAAGGCAATATGGGCATCACGGCGGCCATGGAAGCATCCAGGGCAGACGAGGGAACCCAAAAAGAGATTGCAAAGGCTTCCGAGGACAAAGGCGGCATGGGGGCGGAGGAAATAAAGGCCATGGCCGAAGAGAAAAAACACCGCAAGACCAAGGAAGAGGAAACCAGGGAAGCCAATGTGTCAGATACCGACACAACCAAAGAGGAAAAGGAAAACGCCCGGAAACTTCATGCCGTAAAGATGATTGAAAAATATTATACCTGGCTGAATGAAGAGGAAACGGGCATCCTGGAAAGGATGTTGGAGGACCTAAAGCGGCGTAAACGGGAATATGCCATTGAGGAAGAATAGGAGGTTTGGAAAATGAGGATGCAGAACATGAAGAAAGGGGAAACCACGGAGCAGATGGCCCTTTTCGTGTGGGCCGGGAACAATACACACGTCTTGCCGTGCCTTTCCCTTATGTACCACGTCCCAAACGAGGGGAAGAGGACAAACGGGGCGGTATTAAAGGCCATGGGGCTGAAAAGCGGCGTGCCGGATGTTTGTCTCCCCGTGCCAAGCCATAATTTCCACGGCCTTTATCTGGAAATGAAGTATGGCCGGAACAAAGCAACGCCGGAGCAGGAAGCATTTATGGCAGGGTTGCGGCAGCAGGGCTATAAGACAGCGGTATGCCATGGGGCGGAGGAAGCAAAGGCGGAAATCCTGGACTATTTGCAGGAACCTGGGAAGATGCCGCTTGCAAAGTGCCTAAACGCCCCGTGGATTGACGGGAAGTGTGACGGCGTTCCAATGGGGCGTATGTTCTGCCGGGAGCATTGCCGCAAGTGTGAAAGGCACACGCCGACACGGGCAGAAAGCACCATAAACGCCAACATGGCAGCAGTAGACGAATATTTCAAGGTGCCGATAATAAAGACCATTGCAGACCTTTCCGCCGGGAAGCCGCTAAAGAACATGACGTTGGAAGATACGTTGGAAACCATAAACAAGAACCTGGCATTTCTGGTGACGGGTACACAGTTGAGCGTGGAGCAGTCGGCGGCGGTGCTTACCGTTGCCATGGATGCCTATAACCAGGCAAAGAAAGGGGAGGATAAGGCATGAGAAAAAAGACAGACGGCGGCCATGCGATACCAGAAGAGGATTTAAGGGAAATGGAGCAGGAAGAGGGCCGGGAAATGCCGGAGGGCGTGGAGAGCCAGACGGGATATTGCCGCTTTTGCGGCCAGGGCGGCGTTGTCCATACCATGATGGGATGGGGCCGGGATGAAGTAAACGAAGCCGTGACGTGTAGGTGCCAGTGTGAGGAAGCCAAAAAGTATGCAGAAAGTAAGGAACGGGTGCAGAAAGCAAAGAACCGTATTGAAGAACTATTCAGCAGCACGGCGGAAAAGCCCATTGACCAGAGCGTTGTAAATATCATGTTCCGGGCCGTGGATGCCATAGAGGAAAAGGCCATGAAAGGCATCACGATTGACGTAGGGCAGGGCATAAAGGCAAGGGTTTCCAAGATGGCAAAGGAAAGCATAAAGGTGGAGCGTTCCGAAGTGCAGAAAAAGACCTATGAGGAATAGGGGGGGGCAGAGGTTGGAAAGGATGGATGCCGATATTAAGGCAGTAGCCAGAAGTATCATACAAGGCAACGAAAAGCGGAAAAAGAGAATAAAAGCCGGAAAGGCCAGTGCCTTTGACATTATGGCCGCCGCCGTTGTGGAAGATGCCTTGTGTTCTTCTTGCCAGAATATTGAGAGCATCCAGGCCAGGCGGCAGATGCAGAAAAGGATTTATGAGAGCATTGTATATAATACGCCCTATGAATACATAGCGGATGCCTTGTGTGGCCGCCGCCAGTTCTATGAGTATCGGACGGAATTTATAACACGGATTGCCCAGGCAATGGATATGTTGCCGGGTGGGAAAGGAATGGAAGATAGAAATGAACGGAATTAGTTTAAACGGATTCAAGGTGATACACGGAGGGATTGTCTTAAATGCGCTTGCACTGAAAGCCATAAAGATGCGTGATGGAATGGATGCAAGCAACCGTGAGATTGTAGAAAAGCCTATATGGCTTGAAGTCCTGGCAATCAATGAGGATGGGAACATTGTATCTATCCGGGATGAAGCATGGACCTTTCAGTTTGTCCCGGTTGTCACAAAGTAGCCAGGCGGCAGCAGGGCATACAGTAAACGGGTCAGAATATAGGGATGATTTATATTAACATGGGCTTATGGATGGGAATATCTGTAGGCCCTTAATCATGTACAGAGAAAGGATGGTGGCAGCAGTTGAAAGAATATGCAAAGAGTTTCTATCAGTCGGATGCCTGGAAGAAAGCAAGGCAGACAGCAATCAAGCGTGCAAACGGATTGTGCGAGCGGTGCAGAGCCGCCGGGCGTTTCGTTCCCGGTGTGATTGTCCACCACAAGAAGTATATAACGCCTGGCAATATCCATGATGCCAGGGTAACGCTTGCCCTGGACAATCTGGAATTGGTTTGTGAGGATTGCCACAACAAAGAGCATAAGGCGAAGCACGCCGCACGTTACCGATTTGACGGAAACGGGAACCTGCTGCCGCCGCCAGGAGAAAAGGAGAGGGTACGCCCCCCGGTGGGCAGAATTTTGGAGGGGCCGGAAGAACCGAGGGAGATACCTCAAAAAAACTCCGCAGGGTCGCACGCATATGAGGGGGGATGAACATGGAGGAAAAGAAAAAATCTTCTTTAAGTAAGTCGAAGAAAACCGACACGCCAAAAAAGGCGGAAAAACTGGATGAAAATAAAGAGAAATCCGACACGAAACCTAAGAGAAGAGCGAACAAAATCACACCGGCCCGGATAAAGAAAGAGATAGATTTCTTAAAGCCAATGTTTGACGGGATAGATGATGAGGACAAGAAAAACCTGGTAAATTCGCTGATAGAGGAAGCGGCATTTATGAAAGTGGCGTGCTTCCAGGCCAAGGAAGAACTGAAAAAAGAGGGGCTTACAACGGAAACGGTGAACGCCGCCCAGAAGTTTGTAAAGGCCCACCCGTCCGCCACGATATACGAAAAATATTCACGCCAGTATACGGCCATAATCCACACGCTTATTGAATATCTGCCGCCCAAGGAGAAAAAGAACATAAGCAGATTGGCGGCGTTGAGGAATGGGAAATAATTATATCTTCCAGTATTGGGATGCCATACAAAACGGCACCGTGACAGTAGGCGAGTGGATAAAGACCATCTATAAAATCCTTGTGGATGGCCTAAAAAGTGGCAAGTGGGATTTTGACGGGGAAAAGGCCGACAAGGCCATAACTTTCATAGAAAACTTTTGCCACCATTCCGAGGGCCGTAACGATTTATTGAAATTAGAATTGTGGCAGAAAGCCATTGTAAGTGCCATATTCGGAATCCTGGACAAAAAGACCGGGTACAGGCAGTTTAGGGAGGTTTTTATTGTCGTTGCCCGTAAGAACGGGAAAACATTGTTCGCCGCCGCCATAGCGGCATACATGGCGTATATAGACGGGGAGTATGGGGCAAAGGTTTATTTCCTTGCCCCAAAACTGGACCAGGCGGACCTTGTGTATGATGCGTTTTACCAGATTGTCCAGGCGGATGACGAACTGGAAAGCATCACGAAGAAACGCCGGAGCGACATTTACATCAAGGAATTTAACACAAGCATCAAGAAGATTGCCTTTAATTCCAAAAAATCAGACGGTTTCAATCCGCAGATGGTTGTCAATGATGAAATGGAAGCCTGGCCGGGGGACCAGGGGTTGAAGCAGTACGAAGTAATGACTTCCGCCCTGGGGGCCAGGAAGCAGCCGCTTATATTGTCCATATCAACGGCAGGGTACATAAATGACGGGGTATATGACGAACTGATGCGGCGTGCAACGTCATTCCTAAAGGGCAATTCCAAGGAAAGCCGGATTCTGCCTTTCCTTTACATGATTGACGATATAGAGAAGTGGGACAGCCTGGAAGAACTGAAAAAGAGCAATCCCAACCTGGGCGTTTCCGTGACGGAGGAATTTTACATTGAGCAGATAGAGATTGCCAGGGCATCCCTATCAAAGAAAGTGGAGTTCCTCACAAAGTATTGCAATATCAAGCAGAATTCCAGTGTGGCATGGCTTGACTATTGGGACGTGATGAAAGCCGTAAACGAGGACATACACCTTACTTTGGAGCAGTTCCGGGGTTGTTATTGCGTGGGTGGCATAGACCTTTCACGCACAACGGACCTTACGGCGGCATCAATCGTTATCTGGAAGAACGGGAAATGGAACGTCATAACAAAGTTCTATATGCCAAAGAAACGGTATGAAGTGGCTGTGAATGAAGATAACGTGCCATACAACTTGCACCGGGAACGGGGGTTCCTGGAAATATCCGGGGAAAACCAGGTGGATTATAAGGACGCTTACAAATGGTTTATAGAACTGGTAAAGGTTTATAAAATCCGCCCTCTGAAAATAGGCTATGACCGATACATGGCCGGGTATCTGATAGACGAACTTAAAATGGCCGGGTTCCAGACGGATGACGTTTACCAGGGGACCAACCTAACGCCTATCCTACACCAATTCGAGGGGGATTTAAAGG